GCCGAAGAAAAACAATGATCCTTATGCAGGAATATTAGGTATCATGAGCGATGTAGGTGGAAACGCTGGAAAGCAAGCGATGCCGGGAATTGGCACTATAGTATCACCACCTCCAAATTTGGTGGTATCGTTCAATGGAATGGAGTTAAACAGTAATTTTTTATGGGTAGATGAATATTGGTTACAAGGTCATTATAGAGAATCTAAGGGGCATATTGTAAGCGAAACACAACCACGCAGCGGTGGCGGTGGCTATGCAGAATTTGCTAGTCATACACACGCTATTCATAATGATTACACAAAAACTAGAATCATGACTGATACATGGCATGTAGGAGATAAAGTAATGTTAATTCCAATAGTCGGGGATGATGAAAGTACAGCAGAGCAATATTTTGTATATGGAAAATGTAGGAGGTTAGACGGCAATGAGTAATCCATTTATGAAAGGGAATACACCAAGTAGCATTGACGTTCAAAAAAATCTACCATTATGCAAGGAACTAGCTTGGGACTTTCAGAGAGATACATACCAATATGATAGAAATGGCAATCATAAATATGTAACAGGTAATGATGCTATTAAAGTATGGGTTTGGAAAACCTTGAGAGTAGAGAGGTACAGATATAGAGCATATTATGATGACTATGGTATTGAGTTTGAACAGTTTATTGGTAAAAAGCCAAATGATACACCTAGTCAATATGAACTGTTTGAGTATGTAAAGGATGCGTTATTGGTTAACCCATACATTATAAATGTAGATGCTGTAGATGTAATTCAAGAACATAAAACTATTACATTACAAATTGAATTACAAACAATATATGGGCCAAATACGATAGGAGTTGAAGTATAATGCTAGAACCACAAAGTAAGCAAGATGTGCTAGGACGGCTACTAGCAGATTTCAAAAAAATAGATAAAGAAGGATTGAGTACACATGAAGGAACATTTGTATTTGATACATTAAGTTCAAATGCGGTTGAGTTTGAAAAATCATATGCGGAAATGCAATTGATACTTGATGCGGCTTTTCCACAAACTGCATGGGGCGAATACTTAACACGTCATGCGGAATCTCATGGGGTATTTAGAAAAAGTGCAACACAAGCTAATGTAATGTTAACTATTACTGGAAATGCAAATACAGTAGTACCAAAAGGAAGTTTATTTGGTACAGATAATAATGAAACCTTTAGAACAACTATTGAAATTAATCTAGGTGAAACTGGAAGTGGGAACGTATTGGCGGTATCAGAGCTAACAGGTAAATCATTAAATGTAGGAGCTAATACAATTACAGAAATAGTAGGTGGGATTTATGGAGTAAGTACAGTTAACAATGAAGCGGCTGCATATGATGGATATGATGAAGAAACTGATGCGGAACTACTAGATAGATTATTATTGAAAGTAAGAAAACCAGCAACAAGCGGTAATGCATATCACTATGAACAGTGGGCAAGATTAGTTAATGGAGTATTTTTAGTAAAAGTAATCCCATTATGGAATGGACCGGGAACAGTAAAAGTTATTATTATCAACAATGAGCGTGAAAGTGCGAGTACAGAATTGATTGAAAAAGTTAAAACTGTAATTGCAGAAAATGCACCAATTGGAGCTACTGTAACAGTAGTTACACCAACGATACTTGAGATTAATATAGAGTTAACGGTAACTAAGGGGAAAGCTGAAATAGAAGCTATTAAAAAAGTACTAAATGAAGAGTTTAAAAAGCAAATCTTCAACGGTACATATGTGTCATATGCTAATATTGGCAAGGCTATTTTGGCCAATAAAGAAACAGGAGTATTAGATTATCGTGAGTTAAAAGTAAATAATGGTGTTACCAACATTGATATTACAAATGAACAATTACCAACAGTTAAAGAGGTGATCGTACATGAGTGATTTTATAAGATGGAAAGAGGTGGATATATTAGCATATCTACCTTTTTTTATTACAAAAGATATGGAGTTTAAGGCAATAAGTGATGCAGATAGTAGAGAGCATGAACGCATTAGATTATTGTTAATGGAATTATTGAAACAAGATAATATCCAAACGGCAACATATGCATTAGATAAATGGGAAGAATTTGTTGGGATTAAACCTAAAAACAATAGTTTTAAGGATAGAAAAAATCGTGTGATTGCAAAGTTAAATACTTCAAATAGCAGCACAAAAGAATATCTTGAAACTATTGCTAATAAGTTTATATCTGATAAGTCTGCTGAAATAATTCCATATAACGAAAAATATATGATGGACTTAAGCTTTACAAAGGACATGTGTGATAACATAGATGATTTACACAGTGCAATTGAAGAATTTAAACCAGCACATATTGGATATATTGTTTGGGAAGAACAAACTGTTGCGCAAAACTTAATAATTACATCATTAGTAGGAGCACAGGAAGAAACCGTGATAGGCATGATAAAACCATTAGAGAATATTGAGATTGAACACAGTATCTATTATGGGAATGCCATTGGGATAGAAGAAGTAACTATGATAGGAGGTTAATATGGCACAATTTCCGGGATTAAGCTTGACTGTTCAAGGAAATAAAATGATCCTTAAATCATCAACTGGTAAAACAGAGGACAGACTAATTATTACAAAGGCAGTAATTGGTGATGGGCAGCTAACAGCAAGTATTGATGGTTTAACAGAAATAGTTAGTAAAAAATTAGAAATAGGGTTAAGCCAAGTAAAAGAAGTTGCAAATGGACAAATGCAATTGCAATTTAATTTTGATAATAGAAAAGTAGAAAATGGGTTCTATTGGCGAGAAGTTGGACTATATGCAAAAAATGGGGATAGTGGGGAAGAAAAACTAATTGGCTATTCTAATGCCAAAGGTTTAACTTCATATATTCCAGATAAAAATAACATTATCCCAATGCAACGCTTAGTAATTGCATTAGGGGTGGGGGATAATCCAAACGTAAAAGGTGAAGTAGATTTTAGTAGTGCTATTACTTTAGAACAATTGGAAACAGCAATTGACACACACAATAAAGCAGCAGAAGCACATAAGGAACAATTTAAAACAATTAATGAAAAGATTGCTGCAATAGAGGATTCCAAAGTAGCTAAAAAATCTGCTGATTATATTAAATCATTAGTAACTAATACAAATGGATTAGAAGCTACAAAGGGTAATGGTACAAAAGAATTGTTAAAATTACTAACTAATGTAGATAGTGATGATAAACAAGGACTAGCACCAACATTAATGCTGGTTAAAACATTATTAAGCAATTTGAAAATTAAGGATGCTGATGATGTAATTAAAGCTATTGAATCAAAAAAGACAGAACAAGGTGTACGCTTTGACTTCTCAAATTTAAATTCTTGGTATATTTGCCTCGGCAAACAATATAGTAATTTAATTGTTCAAGGGGGGCGTAAACAAGCCGGCGAACAGAAACAGTTTGATGTAAATAATTTAGATGGTACTACAAGTAGAGTTGTATTCCCTATTGCCTTTAAATCAAAATGCTTATTTCATGGCTTTGGAATTATTGCTAGTGATACCTCATTATTTTGGGGTAATTCAAGCGCCAGTGTTCTTGTAAGACGAGAATCACTAACTGATATGAGATATGCAGTACATTCTACTTATCAAACAATGTTAAAAGCCGACTCTATTATTGAATGGTGTGTAGTTGGTGTATAGGAGGGAATGATATGGATTATGTATTTATATTAAATAAAAATGGGGTTCGACAAACTACATATGTAATAGGCATTCATGCTGAAACACTTGAGGAAATACAAGAAATGGCGAAATCTGAATTTCCTAACGGCACATTAGTACAAGGTGATAGTGAAATGCAATCAGAATTCACCAATGGTAAAGCCTATGTAAATGGTGAATTTGTAGAGCCGTTAATAGTTGAATATATTCCAACAAAAGAAGAAAAAATTAATGCTATTAAAGCGGAATATGATCCACGTTTCAAAACGCTAGAAGAGGCTCAACGCAGATTGTTGCTAATGGGTAAACCGACCAACGCTATTAGTGCACAGTACATTAAATTAAACAGTGAAATGGTAGCACGAATTAAGGAGGTGCAATAATATGCCTAAATATATTGGTGACAGTAAAGTTCCTGTAATGGAATTTTGTGAGTACTGTTGGGAAGTACTTAACGAAGATGGCACATGTCCTACAGAAGGATGTGTAAATAATGATTTGCTATCTCTAGATGAAAGTGAAGCGCAAACGGAAGGAGATTAAATGTGGACATGGCAATTTGAACTGAATGACATTCTAACCACGTTGACTATTGTCAGTATAGTTGCAGGTATAGGGTATAAGGTTCTAGTTATTCCATTGCTCGAAAAGTTGGATTTGCAGAGAATGCAAGACAATTTGATATTTCATGAAAAAATGGGCGTGCTCACTGATACGCTAAAGGATTTAAAGGATGAAATTAAGCGATCTCGGGAGCAACGCACTAAGGCTTATACCGAACATGTTAAATTGACATCACGAGTTGATGGCATTGAAGCAAGAGTTGATGATATTAAGGAGGAACTACATGAACATACCTCAAAATCTCATCAATACAATTAAAAAATCATATCAATCAATCCGAATAGCTAATATACATCCTACAGGAGTATTGGCGACAAGGGCACTAGTACTAACAATGCTAGTGCCTATTTTATTGGTGGTACTTGAATATGTTCTATCATTTATAAGGGGTTACGTATCACCAGAAGCTAACCAGTTGATAGATAAAGGTGTATTCATTATAGATCACATCTTTGTACCTAGTGTGTTAACTGCTTTTGGTGGCTTTCTTGCATTATGGATTGATAAAGATAAAAATGGCATTCCAGATAAACTGGAAGAAACACCAAAAACACAAACGTATAACGATAGGGGGAATAAAGAATGAGAGTATTCATTAATCCAGGGCATGATATTGATTTAGACAGTGGTGCTGTAAATCCTAATTATGGCACGCGTGAATGTGATGTGGCACGTAATGCAGGCAAGATGTTAGCACGATATTTACAGACAGCAGGATGTGAAGTAAGAACTTTACAAAGCGATGATTTAGGTCTTGTATGCGAAACATCTAATGAGTGGGGAGCAGATATTTTTGTATCTCTACACTGTAATGCATTTAATACTGTAGCACGTGGCACAGAAACATTATATAAATCATATAATGGACAACAATTAGCACAATTGATTCAAGACCAAATCATTAATAGTATTAATACTGTAGACCGTGGCATTAAAAAACGTGATGATTTGTGGGTGTTAAATGGAACGGATGCAGTGGCCGTTTTAGTTGAAATGGCATTCATTGATAATGATGAAGATTTAGAAATACTTAATAACGATTTAGATACTATTGTACGAGCAATTGCACGTGGTATAACTGATTTTGGAGGTTAATATGTATGAAAAAATCAAGAACATTGTATATACTCATTACATCTCTGTTCCTATTTGTATTGTCATTTGCATCATCGCCTGTATATGGTTCTACGCCGACAGAGCAAGTAATATTGACACGACAGGAATACAACGAGCTACTGATGAAGTTCGAAACGCTCAACAATACAATCAACGAGCAATTGAAGATAATAGACGAGTTAGAACAGCAATTGAACGTAGCACAGATGTCAACGAGCGAATCGAAACAAGAATTAATAG